TGGACGCCCATCAGGGTCGTCTCGCCCTCGTAGAGGTGATGCGTGAAGGTTCTTCCCGTCGCAGCGTCGGTCCTGTCGATCCTGCGGACGACCGGCTGCTTGACGTAGAACTTGTAAGGGTAGATCTGGTGCCAACCCTCCCGGTAGGGGATGAGATCGGTTCCGAGCTCCCTCTGGTGGAAATCTTTGGTGATGATGAAGTTGACGGACTCGTCCTCTCCAAAGACCTCCTTGCCCGGCTTGCGGACAGGGTTGGCCGTCTGGATGAACTTGTAGCCCTGGGCCTTCAGCTCCTCCAGGTGCCCCTGACCCTTCTCGGTCATCAGGGCGTGCAGCGGAACGATCTTCGGATCCACATCCCCCTCGTGGTAGAGGACCACCATGGCTCTCGCCTTGGCGTCCTGGGCTTCAACGGGGATTCTGTCGATCACCTTGCCTTCGAAGACGGATTTGCCGAAGACAGGCTGACCGGTCTTCTGGTCGATGACCTTGGTCTTCAGTTCGATCTTCTTGATGCCGAGACGCGCCAGCTCCTTGTAGTAGGAGGAATAGCGCATTCCGTATTCGAGGTCGTTCAGGATTCTCGCAGAAATGTAGGCGTTGGTCTCCTTGCGCGTCGGACTGCGTCCGTTGAGACGGCGGTAGGCGTCCGAGAACTCACGGTGGTCTGCGAAGAAGTAGCCCGGGAGATTGGTCGCGGGATCGATGCGGTTCATCTCTTCCGTCATGACACGGTTGAGCGCGTCCACATGAGGCTCCTTGAGGCTCAGGAGATCCGAGACCAGAGGTTCGATCGTCTCCCTGAGCTTCTCCTGACCGGAGACATAGGCGATGCGGTTATTGGCCGAGAACTCCGAGACACGTCCCCCACCCCGCTTGAGGCCGCCGATGAGCGGCGTCACCGGATTGGTCTTGTTCTTGGTGGTGATGAGCGCGTCACGGACATAGGGCCGCGTCTCGTCCAGGGGACGGGAGAGGGTCATCACATGGCCATTGCCGACCTGCTTGATGCCATAGTCGCCCCGCTGCAGACCCATGAGCCGCGCCCAGGTGTGGACTTCGGCAAAGTTGTGGGCGCTGGAGAAGAGCTGACCATTGGGCTTGGTGACCTCGAACTCCCAGCGACCGAGGTTCTCCTTCGTCTTCTCGGGACGCACGGTCCTGCCGCCCACCGTCAGATTGACGGGAGCCACGGGACCGACAGGCCTCTGGACATTGCCGGGGAGCCTGGAGGCGTTCTGGATGGCGTTGTTGAAGCTCTGGTTGATCGTGTTCTCGAACTCGACCTTCATACCGGCAAAGCCAGCCTGGAGGGCCTCTTCGGGCAGACGGTTCACACGGATGAGGGCCTCCACCTTCGCCTGCAGCTGCCCAGCCCTCTGGGCCACGAAGGAGGCGAACCTTCCGGTTTGCGCTCCTGCAAGGCCTGTAGTGGCCCCTGGAGCGGCCATAGGGTTGACATAGGTAGGGGTAGCTGCAGCCATCTGCTGAGGGCTGGGAGAGGCTCCCGGGGCCGCTGTAGCCACATTGTGGACAGCAGCGCCATTGATGTTGCCCATGGCGGCGTTGAAGCCGGGCGCAGTGGCGTTGGGACTGGCTCCGGCCCTGACCGCCTGCTGGAACGCCCTGCGGGCCTCCAGATGGTCGAGCGTCATCAAGGCCAGCTTCGAGGAGAAGACAGCCGTGCCGACAGCGGCGGCTCCGAGACCGGGAACATCCTTGACGTCGAGAACGCCGAAGAAATTGTCCATGGCCTCGTCGGTCGTGGAATAGGAGACAGCCGCCTCGGCCACCCTGACGGCCAGCTGGGGGTTGTAGGCGCCAATGGTGGTGACGGCCTTCTCCAGCCACTCCTTCTGGACGGCTGGGGTCTGGTCGTAGAGCTTGGTGACCCATTGGGCGATGGTGGTGCCGGGGAGGACGCCTGCAGCCTCCATGCCCGGAACGTCCATGACCATGTTGTAATAGTCGTAGAAGGGGACAGCCGACTTGCCGAAGTCGATGACTTTGCCGAAGAGCGACTCCTGGGCGTAGCGGGTCTCGGCCTTCTCGAGAATATCCTTGGCGTTCTCCTGATAGAGCTTCAGACGCTCCGCCTTCTCCATGGTGGTGAGAACGGAATCCTGGGCTTCAGAGACACGCTTCCTGCTCTCTTCATCGACCACCTTCTCGCTGATGCCGCTGATGAGGCGGTTGATCGCGGAGTCCTTGGGGCCGACATCGGGAACAGACTCGACAAAGCGTTTGGCGTAGGCTTCCTCCACAACCGTCATCGGATTGTTGGCGGGCTTGAACTTGCCCAGAGCCTTGACGTTGGAATACATGATCGACTGTTGAGACGGATCATCGGGCAGACCGCCCGAGAGGATATCCGTCAGCGTGACCTTGCGCGCCTGCTCGTCCTTCGTATCCTTGACGGCAGCCGCATAGTGGCGCAGCTGGTCCTCGTTCCCCGTCGAGAGGTAACGATGGATGTCGTCCCTGGAAAAGTCCTTGCCGAGGGCGAAGGAAAACTTGTCGACCTTTCTGGCCAGCTCCTCGTCCGTCAGTTGCGTGGGCTGGACGGAGCCGACGAGAGAGGTCAGTCCGGGATTGGGTTTGTCGTCAACAAGAGAAACTCCCGAAAAGCTCGTCTCGGGAGCCTGGGCAAGTTTCTCTCCGGGTTCCGTCATATCGATGGAAAAACCCCCAAAAGTGTAACCCAGAGGCTGATTGACGTCTTTCTGACCGGGGGTCTTGTTCGTCGTTTCTACCATTACTTGATATTGAATCCCCACTTGAGAAGACGGGTCAGCTGATCCGTATTGTTGGACATGAACTCGGCCCCGAGAGCTCCGTAATTCGGGGTTGTCGCCTTCTGTCCCTGCATTTGGTAGTTAAGTAACCCCATGGCCCTCTGGTTCGTATAGAGAGTGTTGCCGATCTCCTGATTCTGGGAAACGCCAAGATAATTGACCCCTGCCTGTCCGGAGATCCCTGCCCTTGCTCCTTCGATGCCCGAGGAGTTGATGGCTCCGCCGTTAGCGGCTGCATTCTCTGCGTTCGCCGTGGCCACCTGGGCCTGACGAATGATGTCTCTCTTGCGCCGTGTGGCGTCGAGGTTCATCCGCCTCTGTTCCAGTTCGTTGTTTTGCATTTCGAACTGGTTGTATGCGGCGGCCATCTGGGGGTTGACCTGACCGCTCTTCTTGTTTCCGAACATTCCAAAGAGGCCCGAGCCGACGCTCAGGGCCGTCATACCAATGGTAATTGGATCCATTTACTTAAATACCCGCATTGGCTGTTTGCCATTTGAACCATCCGGCAATATCGAATGGCTTGCCTGTAACCGAAGAAACCTTGAACTGGAGGACGTTGCCTGTGCCTCGAACTTTCAGTTTCTTCTTGTAGTAGTCGTAGTCTCCGATCTCAGGGAACGTCACCAGCTGGTTGGTTCCCCACCGGCCTGAATTTGCCGTATTGCCTGAGTCGAAGATTCCCTGAAAATAGAACTGGGGAACGTCCTGGAACCTTGAGAAAATGGTGACGTAATTAGCTTGCAGCTTTCGGGCTGCCTGATCGAAGTTGTAACCAGTGACAAGGTAGCTCGTATAATCTGTCGTTCCAAAATCGAGGTAACCGGAGTTCTTGGTCTCGGCAAAGGAAAGATTACCTGAAGAGGAGACGACAAATTTGGATACAGATCCCTGCATGGAGGTCACATCGGTTCTTGTTCCACTGACAGTCTGGCGAAAGGTTCCTCTTGTTCTTTGAGATGTCACGCCATGAATCTTGACGTTGCCTCCAAACGACCAGGGGTAGAAGGATTGGTTGATGGTCGAGTAGGTCAACACCCTGTCGAAAGCGTAATTGTCTTCAAAATTGGTGATGGCTGAAGACCGGTAGGTCCAGCTGATTTCCTTGTTCAGTTGATTGTAAGAGCCCCTGGCGTAAAGCTTGGAGGCGACTGGAATTTCTTCCTTGAAAAAGGTTCGGATGGACATCTGGGTCAGGGAGTCGATCTTGACGCCACCGGAGTAGTTGGTGTCCCCAACCTGGGAGACAATATAGATCCCGTCATAGTTCCACCAACAGGGCAAGCCTTCGACGTCAACAAAGGACGAAGCCGACACTGCCGGGATCGAAGAGATTTTACGTACGGCGTAATCGCCTGCAGAAAAGCCGATGTTCTGGTTGCCGGTGATGACCCAGACGCCATTGGTCGCAAAGACGATCAAACTTGTCTGAATAGAGACTAGCTTGAGGATGCGACCAGCCTCTGGGATGGAGACAAAACCGCCATCGGTCGCCAGAAGATCGAACAGATCCTTGTTGGTCGGATCATTGAGCTGATGGCAGCGTCCGAACTGTTCCGTGCTTTTGATGACCTGGGTAAAGAAGATCTTGTTGGCGTAGCCGTCTGCATTGCATCCGGCGTAGAAAACCCTGCCTGCAAAGAAAGCAATGGCGGAAGGACGGTTGACGCCGCTGGTGGTGGAGGCGATGCCGGTAATGCCCGAAGCCGTCGCCCGATCCATGTTCCAGGCGTTGAGGACGTAATAGCCCTTTGGAGCCGGGGTATTACCTCTTTTGTTCGATGTCGCAAGACTCGGCCAGAAAACATTGTCTGAGTTCAGGCACATCCACCATACGTCTGCGTTGGATGGATAATTGGAATTGCCAACGGAGTCTGTTACAGTATTTGAAACCCAGATACCGTTTCCTGCGTAAACAGCTTCTGTATGGGTAACATTTGTCCGCCAGGCCGTAATGTAGTCAGTTGGATTGGGTGACCAACCCTGGTTGTAAAGATTATATTTATGCGCATTTGTCAAAGACGTCGGGCGCGTATCGTAATCGTAGATCAGCTCATCGATAATCCCGTCCGTATCTCTGGTGTAGACGGTGATTGTTGAGGAAGTGAGAGCGTCCGTCGCTTCCGTATACTGGACGTAAAAAGGTTCGCAGTAAGGGTGAACGACAAAGAGATACCCCTGGCCAAAAGCAAACTGACATTCGTTTTGAGCCAGCAGCGTAGCCGTCGAAGTCTTGTAACTGTCCATGTCGATGACGGTTGAATGCGCCGAGGCTGACATGGCGGCGTCCTTTACCTCATAGAAGTAGAGGTAACGGCCTATCTGAATAACAAAATAGGTCTCGTCAGCACCGGCGGGATTTTTCCATGTCGTGTAAGACATGGCGTTGCCTGCAAGCGTGACAGACCTGGTTGTGTAACCATTTTCATAGTCGAGGCCCGGACGACGAGAAACGCCACCTTTTGGGGAAAAGATGACGTTGTCTGCAGCCGTGCAGGCGTTTTCGGGAAAATTGAGAGCAGTCGCCTCGGTAATGAGGCCACCGGAGAAATTACTTTCTACCTGATTGACAATCTGACGAGGCAAACTTTTCTGGTATCCTGTGTTAGGCAGCCTTTGGGGTGTTCTTCTCGGCCCGTCTCTCGAGGTAACTCAGAACGGCCTTTTCCGCTTCGTAGAAACTCGTATAGGAGCCAGTGAGTTCCGCGGGGACCGTGCCCTTTTCGTAATGACATAACCAAAAACCGTAAGGGTCGTGGCGACGAACATGAAGGACATTATTGTCAACCTTGAAAGAGCGATCGATTTCGTATTCGCTGACTTCAAATTCTTCCGTGTAGGCCATAGATTACCTGTAGTATCCTTTGTTGATGAAATGGGAGGGACCATAGCGCCTGCCGTAGTTGGGCGTATCGTCCGTGGCTGCTTCCCCGTAGGGAGCCGCCTTCTTGATCTTCTGTGTCTTGATCTTCGCAATCCTGGCCATCTTCTCGGCCCTCGGATTCATCTGCTGCTTGATCTCGGCAAAGGCAGTCGCTTTCGCTTCGTTGAACAAGTAGGAGGTGTATTTGTCATCGAGATCGATCTCCCAACCGTCGCTCAGCGTGAAGCTGGAAATCTTCTTGCCGTAGCACATGGTCTTTGAGGACTGCAATGTATCGTCAACATTGCTGTCGTAGCTGTCGAAAACGATAATGCGGTTGTCGAGGACCGTCCAGAAGTCGGGCATCTTGTCGTTACGGCAAAGCAGAGGGATGTTGTTCAATCCTTCCGTAATCGTGTAGGTGTCCGTAGTCGTGTCTTCGCTGTTGTAGTCCTGAACGAGATTGAGGAACTCTTCCCGCTGGAGGTAGGTGATTTCCCTGAACTGCTGGTAGGTGTCGCCTGTGGCGGCAGAACCGAAGTTGGCTTCCGAGGGACCGTAGTAGATGGTGATCCCGTCAGGAGAGGTCCAGCTGCCGGAGCCGGGGGTAGAAGGCGTTCCGTCCCCGTGCTTGTCGTAGCGGATCCACTCGATGTTGGACCAGCCTTCCGGAATATACATGACGACCGGTTTGGCCGTATCGCCGGAAGGATCGAGGGCAAGCAGGGAATACTGGTCGGGAAGCTCTACACTCGTCGTGATGTCGTTGTAGCAGTTCTTGACGATGCGGGCGACCTGCTGGGCCTCGATGGTGTCGTTGATGGAGTTGACCTCGTCGGAGTCCATTGCCGAGAGGATATCCTGAACCATTTCGAGAACGGTGTATTTCATTTACAGACTGCTTTCCGAACCTTGTTGTATTCCACGATTTGTTCCTGGGTCAGCCGAGTGTCCTTCCTGGACCAGGTGATCGGCTGGAAGGCCTTGCAGGCAGCCTTGACGTCAATCCCGTCTGTAGCCATCGTCTGGCAGGCTGTCAGACTCAGGGACAGCGCCATTAGCAATGCGAGCTTCTTGACGTGCTTCAATTGCTTTTCCGAGGACTTCTGTTTCCTGTTTGAGGAGAGCGTTCTCCGCCTCCTCTTTTCCTTGCTTCTTAAGGTTCGACTCCCTGATCAAGGAGACCAGGGAGCCAAAGCCTTGGGCGATTGTCGTCAGCAGCGCAAGGACCGCTCCGACAATGCTCAGCCACATCTTACGGGAAGAAGATGGCGAGAACGCCAGCCACAACGACGCCAACGGACGGCATCAGCACGCCCAATTCCGCAGCGTGGGGAAAGCTCAGGGCTGCGACAATAGCGCCGACGCCAGCCCAGGTGGAGCCTTCCTTCAGTTTGGAGACAATGAGGTCTTTCATGACTTCTCCGTTAGATGGTCTTGTAACCCTGGTTGTAACGGATGCGGATCGCCACACGGCCAGCCGTGAAAGCAGCCGTGCCGTACTTGGCCGAGATCAGACCCGGGAAAGCCGGGGTCGTGCCAATCTTGTCACCCACGCCGGTCGACCCAAGCGTGAGGGTAAGACGGGTACCGGCGTTGCCGATGGTGGCTACAGCCAGAGCCGACACAAAAGCCACTTCCGAGATGGCCGTGGTCGTATCCGACTTGTAGAGACCGACAGACAACGTAGCCGAACCACCGGAGGTGGCGCTGGTCAGCGTTTCAATCTCGACCGCCTCGATGAAGGCGTTCGATGGAATGAACTGCGTGTAGTCGAGGATAGCCGAGGTCGACGTCAGCGTCGTCAGATCCAGGATGACCTCTACTTCACGCTGCGGACCGAAGGTCTTGTTCTCGCCAATCGTGGCGGACGCGCCCTCTTCGGTGCCGAACTTGACGTAAAGACCGTCAGAATTATACCAACCCATAAAAATTAACTCCTATATTAAATCAGTTAGACCTGGGAGGCGTCGGAGAGGACCGTGACGAGGTTTTCCGGACGATACAGCTTGAAGCCATAGCGGCAGGTCGTCACATACTCCTCGCGCTGGAGGTCCTTGTTGTACTCGGAGTCAACCTTCGGGGGCTGACGGACGCTGCCGACGAAGGGCAGGACATCCGAAGACGCCGAGAAGAAGTAGTTCGCAACGCCGTTGGTGGACACCGTGCGGCTGTTGATGGTCTCGGTCTTGCCGTTGGGCAGGTTCTGCGAAACATAGACGTCGAAGCCGTAGATGTTGAACAGAAACTTCATGCCCGTCGAAGCGCCTTCACGCACCACGCCTTCCCACTTCGGGTTGTTCGTGAGCGAGACGATGTTCGTCAGCGTGGACAGCTGATATTCGGCAGAGGGGTCCACGATGGCGACGAGATTCGTCATCGGCACGTTGGCCTTCTGCAGCGAGAAGCGCGCCTTGGCGAAATCCTGCGGAACCAGGACATTGTTGGTGCCCGCGGCAACCCAGCGGTGGGGCGCACCGTTGATGTTGTTGAGGTTCGACGCCGTCTGACCCGCATAACCGAGATTCAGAATGTCGACTTCCATCGCCTTGGCGATAGCGCGATGCTGCTTGGGGACAAAGGACGAGACAAGGCGGGACATATAGAAACTGTCCTGCTTCATCTTGTTCGTGATGTAGGTGGCCGAGCTCTTGTACTTATTGATGGTGAAGGTGAAGTTACCGGTATCCATCGCCGTGTAACGAACCGCCTGACCCTCATCGTAATCGATGACTTCGGCCTGACCGATCGACGGGATGTTGAGCGTATCACCATCCGGGAAGTCGGTGATCATGTCCACGTATTTCTGGGCGAAGAGCTCGTCCAGCAGGACTTCCTTGATCTGCGAGGACCAGAGGTTGGAACGAACGAGATGTTCGTTGGTATTATAATTAAAACCAGCCATAGTTTAAAAAGTTCTCCTTAGAGATCGAAAAATGACTCTCCAAGGCTGATGGCTTCCTGGTGCATACGATTCTGGGTAGCGGGCGACCAATACTCGGTCGGGTTGGACTTCCTCAGATTTTCGTACCACGACTGCTTCCGCTGACCCGTAGGGGCAAACCCCTGTTTATTCGCGTTGGGAAGAGTGTGGGATGCGGGTGGCGTGAAGAGCCCTGGGGCAGTAGCCTTCTGGGTCTCTCCTGCTCCTACGAGCTTCAGAAGCGCTTTTGGGGCTTCCTTGGCGAGGCCGGAGAGATACTCTTCCGTCACCCCCAGCTCCTGGGCCTTGGCCTTGAGATGGGTGACGTAATCTGGACCGAGAGACTCGGAGAGAGCCTGTTTGACCTGGTTCAGATTGGACTGATGAATGCGAGCCTGCTCGGCCTGGGTGAGACGCTGTTCGACAAGTCGGCCAATGTCTTCCTCGGTGAGCGATTTCACAGCCGTAGTCCCTTCACCATCCTGGGAGTTTTGGTTATGACTCTGGCTGGTTGAATCGGGTGCCCTCTGGGTGTTGACCTTGTCCATCAACTGTTCGAGGGTCTGGCGTGTGCTCAATTCCTGACGGAGTCCGGAGAGTTCACCCTGCAGCTGCTGGATGAAGCGGTCCGATTCCGCCTTTGCCTTAGCAAGGTCTTCAGGGGTCTTGAACTTCTTGCCTTCGCCAACGAGCGCTTCGAAAGTGGCCTCGGTGGCAGTCGTGTCGCTCGTGGTCGGAGCGGTAAAGAGATCGGTCAATCTTTATCCTTTTATGAATTCCAGAAGTTTCTTCAGATCCCTGATCTGGGTTTTCTGTCCATTGCGATAAGCCTGTTTGTAGGCCCAGGATGGAGAGTCGAAGTCTTCTGTCTTGGTTTCTTCGGTGAGAAGGTCCCTCTCCTTTTCCTCCATGAGGTCGTAGAGGCGGGAGAGAGCGGTGATCGAGGCTCGAACAGCCTGTTCGAACTTATCCTTGCGGTCCTGCTCCTTGAGGTGGCGGACCCATGGGGTTGGGAGACCCATTCGGCATTCCTTGCATGTCTTGGTCGAAGTCGTCTGCCGAGATGCCCGCCGGGGTCTGGGCTTCCATCGCAACCTGTTGCTGATGCGCCTGAGCGAGTCTCTGGGCGTCCGCCTGTTCCGAGAGCCGGATGTAGGGCTGGACGATTTCGTAATCCTGGACCTCGAGAAGATCCTCGAACAGCTCCGCCAGCTTGATCGAGCTGAAGTGCGCCTTGATGTCGGGATCGGCTCCGAGGGCCGAAGCGAAGAAGTTGTTCAGGTTCTGGACCGTCTCGGCCTTTTCAGCGAAGTGTCTCGCCGCCATGGGACGAATGCGACCGTTGCCGGTGATGTCGTCCGGGGTGAGGGTCCGGAAGGTCTCGATCTTCATCTGGTCGTCGAAGACCCTGATGGAGGTCGAGGTCATACTCCGTCTCGCCAGTTCCAGCATGGCGTTCAGGAGTCGTTCCAGCAGTTGTTCTTCGAATTGAGAAATTTTGTTTGCGAAGATCCTCGACGCCGCATTTTCGAGGCGCTGGACCTCATAGGCAGTCTTCTCTCCGGGGGTCCTGAAACCCATGGCCTCCTTCGGGGAGCCCGCCATTTCCTCCATACGCTGTTGGAGAATATCGATTTCTGTGTTGGCCTGGAGCACCTGAAAAGGAGGCGCGAGGATATCGACATCTCCGTCATCGCCCACAAAGATCTTTTCAAAGGGTCCCCATTTGAAGTCCTCCACGAAGCCTTTTACCTTGAGAGGCGGGAAGGTCAGGAGATCGAAGACGTCCGATTTCAGGTTCTCGACATGGTCGATGCGGTATTGCATACCGACGAGATTATCGAGCGGGCCCATGGCCCAGAGGTTGTCCTGCCTTACACGCCATCCGACATGGTAGATCGGGGGGTGTCCAAAGAAGGAGGGATTGGGAGATTTGTGAATAAGCTTATGACGATCAGCAACCACAATAACGTGATTTCGAAGGAACTCGTCCGATTCTTCGTCGTAGATGTCGCCGTAGAAGGTAAGGAGTTCGACATAATCGGACTGAAGGTAGGCCCGGTAGGAGGTGAAGCCGTCGACCCGGTAGATGTCATTCTTCGACTTTTCCGTGGTGGTCGAGAAGTTCGACGCATGGCTCCGGAGGCTCTTCATATAGTCCCAGAGCTCTTCGTACTGCGTCTGGGTGGCGTCTGTGGAGAGTCTCGAGAGGAGCTCCTTGACCTCACCCTTGGTGAGGATGGAGCGGATGATCTTCGGGGTGTTGATGAAGTCAGACCCCGTGGGGTTCATGACAATGTCGAGAGGCGAGATCCTCTTGATGCCGGGGCCGACATAGCCGACCTGGGTTTTGTCCTCGAGCTCCTGGGTCTCGTCCTTCCATTCGACGGTAGCGAAGCAATTGCCGTAGTCGATGTAGTCGAGGATGAGTTTGGCCATCTCCTTCTTGAAACCGTCCTGATCGATGACGTATTTCATGTAGTCGGTGATGGCTTCCTTCTTTTGCCTCTTGGAGTCTTCCTTCGAGTCAGCCTGCCAAACCAGCCACTTCCTCTTGGGAAAGAGAGAAGCCATATAGTTGGAAAAGAGATTGTCTCTGATCTGGCAAAGCTTGGGAATGGTTGTAGTGTTTTTCCATGGGAGAGTAGCGTTGGTAGTAGTGCGGGTATCCGTGGCATAGACGTACCTCCGCAGCTCCTCCCATTGCTTCACCTTTTCCTGGCGATAGATTTCCCATTGGATGTATTGCTGCGAAATGCGGGTAGCGAGTTGGTCCTCAGTTACCGCAGCGTCAATATCGAATACGCGACCAACCAATTATGCTACGCCTCCAAAGCGTGAGTGGGTATTGAAATTAATGACATTGTCGGGAGAGCCCCTGAGGGCTCCGGTCGTCGGGGGGATGCAGGCGTCGATCACAGAGGCCAGACAGTCCTTGACGTCATCGTGGGGAGGGTTGACGAGGACCAGTTCCTCTTCGAGGACCTGACAATTGCCGCCCTGGTAATGCCAGATCTGGCGATTGTTGTAGCGCGGCTGGAGGATCGCCTCCATGCGCTCTTCCTTGGTGCCCTGGTGGCGGTTGGGACGAAACTCCTCAATCGAGAGGGCCAGTCCATGCTGCCGGATGTAGTTGGATTTGAGGTCGTTGACGATGACCTGCTGGGCGACGGTGACTTCGGCTCTGAGCTTCCTGAAATCCCACTTCTGGTGCAGCTTCAGGATTCTGGCGAAGTAATCGCTAATCTTATCTGTTTTGAATCGGTCGATGTCGAGGACGTAGTAGGAGTTGTCACTGTCAACCCCAACAACGACAATAGCTGTATAGTCTGCCTTTTGTCTAAGTGAGAAGGCAAAGTCAACAGCAGCAAAGACGTTGAGGCGTCTTCCTTTGATGAACCACTTTCCCTGGAATCGACTGAGGTGTTTGGGGTCATAGTACTGGAAGCATTCTCGCGGGATAGAAGCGTTTTCGGAATCGTTTGGATCATTGTAGTACTGGGCCCGGAACTGGATCCTGTCGAGGTACTGGGCGCGCTTCTTGGCGAGGATCTGCTGATCGAAGCCAAACCACTTGCCATCGTGCCTCTGCTGCCTCGGCCACAGGAACTCTCCCGTGCCGTCTCCGATGCTTTCTACCTGGCGCTCGAAAATCTCATACAGAGGGTCGGAACCAGTGATTTCCCCATTCTCGTCATACTGATCCACGCCCATGGCGAGGAGATCGTTGTATAGATCCTTGGGATGGTATCTTGTTCCGACAACCCACTCTGAGGCGTCTGCTGACTCCACACTAGAGAGAAGGGAGTATTGGCTCTTGACCTTTTCTCGTCCTTCATCGGTGTAGGCGTTCTCCCTGACAACCACGTCATCGAGGACGGCGATATCGAAGTGAAGACCGGTGATGGTGGTGGTGAGGCCCGCGGTGAAGATCGTGGGGTCACGGACAGCTTCTTTCTTGCGGAGCGGATGGTCGACGGAGATTTCCGTCTCTGTCCACTTCTCCCGGTCATTTTCCGAGAGGTTGACCATCTCCGGCCAGTAGGTCCGGTAGATGTCGTTCGTGAGAATATCCTTGATGAACTTCAGCTGCTTCTGGGCCAGATTAGCTGTCGCAGAAATATAGAGGACGCGGGTCGTGGGATTCTTGGTGATCTCCCAGGCCACCCGGTAGGCGACCATTGCGGACTTGCCGTGGTCGCGGGGAAGGAGCACGAGCTGGTGGGACTTGCCGTCCTCGCGGGTCCACCAGCGGATGAGCTCCTCGTGAATGGAGCCGAGGCACCTCTGGGGATGGACCAGCTTGATGAAGGAGGCGAGGTCCGAAAGGGCCAGCTCCCTGATCAGTTCCTTTTTGGTTTTAGCGACTGCCAAAGATAAAGTTCTCTAGGTGTTCTTTGTAGTAGACGAAGAGTCCGCCGAGAGAGACTGCGAGGGCTGTCAGGAGCTTCATGCCGATCCTCTCGGTGTCGACCCAGGCAGCGAGCCTCTTCTGCTCCTCCTTGATGTCCTTCAGGTCGGACTGGATGTCTTCGATCTTTTGCTCCATACGTCCTAACAAACACTCGATAGATTCATCAAGCATCAGGGATACTCCTTCAAGAAGGAGATAACCTGCTCAAGTTCTTGTAAAGAGGCGTCGCCTTTGATTCGATTTGCTCTGTGGGACATGACAATTATGTTTCCTGGTACGTAGCCGAGTTCTGGTTTAATCCGGTCTAAAGAAGGGGAGTTTGGTTGTGCGTACCCTTTAGCAATTTTTAAAGGGCTGCCTAACACCGGACATAAAGGTGGAATAATAATATCCTCAAGAGAAATTAGAAAAGGTAGGTCAAATTTTACGGCTCTTTCCTTGGCACTCATAAAGAGAGGTCTCCGAGGGTCCCTTTCTTTCAACCTTCTTAAACCTTCGGCAGTCACTCTTTTTCTATGGGCCCACCGGATAGGGTCTTGTCTTACCTTTTCGTAGTACCTTTTACGAGCTTTGGCTCGGTCTTCCGGATTCTTGTAGGGCATCTATTTGTAGATGCTCCAAGGCAACTGAAAATGGACGCCGTCCTTAAAGGACTTCCAGTCGCCGCCCCATTCGATGGGAACTTTGACTTCAGCTGCCGCCTGCTTCACGATCTTGGCCAGCTTGTGGTAGAGCGGCCAGTCCCAGGAGAGTTTCCCGTTGAGCACCACCGCCAGGTCGACTGCGTGACCATTGAGGTGGCGGGACTTCATTGTCTTGGAGGCTCCCGCAGCCACCAGCTGCTTCTGACGGGCCAGGGTGCGTAGACCCTCGGTGACAATGAAAGGCACATCAGTGAGCTCTGCAGCTCGTTTGACGACCTTTACGAGATCCGGGTGGACGCCTTCAAGCCGCTTGATGCTTGTGGAGGGTAAATTCATTCAGGAAAGAAACCTCAATTTGTAGATGGTGCGGAGGTAGACGCCGACGATCTCGTCAAGAATGTTTTCTAGAGCCGGGACTTCCCGGGCGATCTTCGATCGATTCTTGTTCATCCATTGGACGTCTTTCTGGAGGGTCTTCAAAATGTCCTTTTCGCCTTCCTCCTCTTCAAGCTCCTTTTCCTCTTTGGAGCGGAGAAGCCCAAAGGCTCCCTGGTAGCTTTCTACAAAGTTGTCTATAATTTCGATAATGTCTTCGTAGAAGCTTCCAAGAGCCATGTGTTCTGCGTAGGAACTGGTTTTGAAATGGGCGAGGTGGGCGAGGTTTCTCGTCAAGAAAACCTTTTCGACAAGTTCACAAGCGTGGTCTGACATCAGGCAATCATCGCTATCGTCGAAACCCAATCCGGCGCGAGCGTCACACCGTCCGCAGTCCAGCCACCGAAGGTAAGTCCGGTGTCGGGGTCCACAGCGCCAACCGAGGGCGACCAGAAGTACTGGACGATGGTGTCCGAGAACACCGGGAGGTCCCCGGTTGAACCGTTGGCACGGAGGCGACCCCAGTAGCCGGGGCGCGCGACAGGCGCAGGCGGGGTCTCTCCGATGGGCGTCGGCGGCTGCGGCTCATAGACCGTCCCGACAATGTTAAGGAAATACCCGCCGCCAGAGGCCATGGGGCCACTGATTTGGATTTGCGTCTCGCCCTGCGCGTCGGTGTATGTGAAGCCGAGGCGTTCTGCGTCGGCAACGAGCGTGGCGTAATCGCCGGAGTTGAAGATGATTTCAGTCATTAGTAGGAAGCTCCCACTGTAGTTTTCTGGGCAAGCGTCGCGCTGGACAGTTTCTGGTTGTAGAGCGCCATAGAGCGCACCCACCCGTTCGCCGTGTTCGAGGCGTTGTTTGAGCCAATATAGACGGTCGAACCGATTGTGCCGAAGCCATTGGCGTCAGTCACCGCAGCCGAGCCGCTGTAGCTGATAGCGCGCCCAGAAGCGTCCCACGCAAGCCCGAAACGCCCGGCAGTCCCAACAACCGCCGTCACTCCAGAGGACAGCACATTCGTTCCGTTCGTCGCCTTCACGACAAGCGCGCTGTCGAAATAGCCGGGCGAAACGCTGTTGCCGTATATGCCGTATTGCGTGGCGGCTGTCGTTCCGCGCAGATTGATTTCCTCGACAACAGTTCCGGCAGTTCCGCCAATCGTCGTCAGCGCCGACCCCGTCAGTTTCACGATGTCCGCTGCGCGCGTGACCGAGCCGGAGCCGGAGTTATTCGGGATGTAGGAGGTGGGGAATGCTCCGAGTTCGACCTGTGCGCCCCACAGATATATCCCAGACACGCCGTCGCCTGTGTAGCTGCGGCTTCTTGTTCCCGATACATCGGAAAGCAGGAGCGTGACGACGCCGCTTGCCGCCGCAGTCGTGATCGTCCACGAACACCGATACCAGCCGTTTCCAACCGCAGCTATCGTCGCTGTCGACCCTGCGGATGCAAACGAGGCCGATCCGCTCACCAAGTCGAAAGACGCGATGTCCGTCGAAAATACGACAGAACTGCCCTGCATAGTCAGGTAGCGCCGTCCGTTGTATTTGGCGAAGACGGAGATCGTGTATTTGGCGGCTGTGAACGTAATCGACGTGCAGTCGATATAGTGCGTGGAAGTCGAAGAGTTTTCCGTCAGCAAATCGGCAGTCGTTGTTCCGCTGGGGGCGACTGTAGCGTCTGCGGTCGAACCTGACCCAAATGCCAGAAGGCCGCTGCCGGTCCACGCGGCATTGTTGAACTGTTCGCTATACGTGACAAGGTTCGCCCGGCTCTCTTCCACCAGCATCCCGAGCGGCGTGGCCGGGGTGGTCGCGGGCGAATAGTCGTAGCGGGGGAGATAGATGGCGGCGGTGGTCGTGGCTATATATGGGCGTGGGGCGGTCTGGTAGGTGACGGGTTCGAGTTGTGCTTCCGTAACCGTTCCGCTGACGGAGACATACAGCGTCGCAACAGTCGCGGTGAAAGCGCCCCACACACGGTCTGACGCGCCAGTGCCGTTGATGGTGACAATCGTCGTTCCACCCGAGTTCGTTTCCTTGACGACAACGGAACCCGTTCCCTTGAAGGAGAGGACAAAATTTCGCCCTGCCGCAACGCCGTCCGTAACTGTTTGCGTTGACAGGGTGGCGCTGCCCGTCAGCAAATTTGCCGGGGCGAACGTCAACAACCCCGTGCTGTCATACATCATCCGGTTGCCGACAGTGCCACTGTTGTCGATCCAGCTTGGCGTTGCGATGGACCCCGCAGCGCCGCTCAGATACGCGCGCAGAGACGTGACCCAGCCGAATGTCGGCGTGCCGATAGAGAGCGGGCTTGTCGCGCTTGGGGCGATGTTCGCTGACCAAGAGCCGCCCGTCTGCTCGTCAACGTAGAAGCTTTCGACAAGGCGGTTGGTGTAGTTGGCGAGGGTAAACGTCTCCGCATTTCGTGTCGTCGCCGTGCCGCCGCAGACGATATAGCTCGACGCAAACGAACCGGCCTCAAGCTGCGGATAGTTCACCGTGCCGCTGAGAGTGAGCGTCAGGCTGGCCGCACTCGGCGTGAATGTCAGCGTAACCCTGTTGTTCGCGCCTGTCCCGACGAGAGGGCCTGCGGTTGACGCGCCGGATAGCGTAATCGTGCCGGTGCCGTAAAATGACAGCGTGTATGCTTGAGCAGTTACCGTGATGCTCTGCGTCGCAGGCGTCGTGCTGTTGAGGAACACATTGGTTCGCGCGCCTTCAATGAGCAGTCCCTTTGCTGCCCACGCCGAGCCGTTCCATGCGTAATCAAACCGAGCCGTATTCGTGCCCGCCGTCTGAAGCGTCCCGGTATTGTCGAAATAGTAAGCGTTGCCCGAGCGGCTCACGCTGCCGTCTGTCGGCATGGAGGACAGGGTGGAGAGCGTCGTGTAGTCGCCAAGGTCGGCAATAAAATCGCCAAAAACCTCAGGTGAAATAGCACCAGACGATACTAGCGCGGCGATACTGACTGTGCGGTAGAGCGTCTGAAAAAACATTAAGTAAAGTTTCCAATTCCAATGACAGAAACGCTAGCGCCCGTAGTAACTTTCCAAGCTCCTGCAGCGGACTTCATACCAAGCGGGACCATAAACGGAACAAGGCTCGAGACACTGGAAGCACCGCCTGTAAAAATCGTGATGGCGGATCCGGCTCCATCCTTGATGGACACAGCCCCAGGAGAAGTCGTAGCGGGAACAATCAACAAACCGGAAAGAAAGTCGCCAGTCGCTCCGGTTGCTCCGAGGACTTGATCCGTTGCAGACGCAGCAACCGTCTCGTAGTCACCGACAAGAGCGTTATTAAGGTTGGCTGCCGTTTGGTCATCCGTAGCAATGGTTACACGTTGGACACCAGTGCCAACAGTGCCTGCGCCAGCTACAGCATCGACACCAGCACCGTCTGCACCCAGAGCTAGCTTGATACGCTGGTAAAGAACCCCACCAATGTCATCCGCTGCAACAGTAGCGCCTGTGCCAGGGGTAATTGCGACGTTGTCAACCATTGTTTAAACCGAGTCCTTTAAGCAGTGTAGGTGAGGGCCAGAAGAAGGCCAATTGGGTTGCCTGTAACAGCAGGTGAAAAAGTGATACCTGAAACTCTCAGAGCTCCGTTGTTTTCAGAAGAGAGGGTCACCCTTAAAGAGCCGTCTGAAGCAATGCGACCTACCGTTGAGGAACCTGTCGCATTGGTGATGTAAAGAGAGCCGTCAGGGGCGTAGGCGCCTACAAAAGAGGTGCCAGGAGATACGGTGACGTACCAGGACCCATCAGGGGCGTAGAGACCCTTCCATCCGCTTCCGTTGGAAAGGGTTAGGCGGATCTTGCCGTCTGCATCGTAGATACCCATGGGTTACGACCAGTTACCGACATACGCGGCAGAAGAAGAGCCAACTTGGGTGATTTTGAAGAAGCTGTTGATAGCTACGGTTGCAGCAGCTGTGTTGGTTGTCTGTGTCAGGCTTGGAATTAGCGTGCCACCGTTTGTGACTCTGATTACCCCAATAGCGTAGAAGATCGTGGAAGTGCTCGTAGAACTGCTCTGAATGCTAATCGAGCTAGTTGTACTAGCGATAGAATTCCAAACGTCATAAGTGAGCACTGAACCGATAGTAGCAGTCCCGCCGTAAGTGAATGTTAAACTATGTGTTGACGCACTCAGGCCACTGACAGCGAAATATAGAGTAAATGTGTAGGTGCCAGCAGGAAGTGTAAGAGTGCCGTTAGTAGGCCCACCTCCTCCTGCAAAGATTGCTTGGGCTGATGTATTACTGAGAAAAGACCGCGTGGAAGAGAGAATAACAAAATTTTCGCATAGGTTCAGGGTGCGATTGCTGGTGTTGGGTGTGAAGTACGAAACTGTCCCGTCATACTCCCAAGCTCCTGCAACGGGGCTAGTGAGATTTGTCCCGGCAGTCATCACGTAAGGGGCGAGGCCAGTGGTGCCTGCCGCGTAAGTGACATTGGTCAGCGTGGGAGAAGTAGACCGTACCCAGCTGCCGAGAGTGCCTGTAGTAGGGCTGAGAGTTGCGGTTGGAAGGTTCGTCAGCTGGGAGCCATCGATCGCCGGGAGCTTGGCTGAGCCATCCAGCTGGACGATTTTGTTGGCCGTGGTGCCGACATCGAGAACAGCAGCAGTGCCGAGGCCCAGGGACGTTCTGGCTCCTGCCGCGGTGGAGGAGCCTGTGCCACCGAGACCGACGGTCAGGGGAACAACAAGGGATCCTGAAAGGAGCTGGGCCTGATAGTCTCCGTTGCGGACAGGTTCGTTGTCGGAAGAGGGGGCCGGGAGATTGATGATCCTCTGGCTGTTGGCGTCCATGGTGGCCGTCAGCGTATTGGGGGAGGATCCGTCTCTCGAAAAGGTATTCTGGAAAGCAGACTCGATCTCGGAGATGACGCCATTGATGGCTGTGACGCCATTAACCAGAGACGTGAGTCTGGTAAAAGTGGGTTTAGCCAATTACTGGAATCCTAGTCGCTTGTAGTCTTCTGAGAGTTGGGAGGAAGTCTGGGCAATGGCCTCAGCAGCCTTCCTGATTTCATCCTTGGAGGGGCGGCCTCTGCCGTTTCTGGAGCCTTCCTTGGGCTCCCACCCCTTCTCGAGGAGATATTTGTTGGCTCCGAAGCTTTCCTTGGAGCCTGTCTTCGCTTCCTGTTTGATCTTGGCCAGAGCCCTGGACTTCATCCGCAGCTCCAGTTCCTTTCGCCACCTTTCGATGAAGGGCTTGAACCAGGTACACGAACAAAGCTGCTCCCAGTGCTCCCAGCCGTCCACGAGCTTCTGGGCCACTTCCCACTCCGTGGGATCGTCCAGCTCCATGTAAAGCCTGTAAAGGGACGGGTAACCTTCGTGGTCTACATCCTTGAGCGTGTAGACGACCGTCGATTTGTCGGCCAACGTCTGTTCAAAAAACAGACCCTTGGTGTAGCGTTGGTTGGAGACCGGGTTACGGAAGGGGTTGTTAACTTTTTCCATAAAGGATCGCTGATCCATTAACGCAATCTAAAGATTGCTCATATATTTTGGAGGGAGGCCGTGGGCGGGAAAAGAACAAAAAAAGACCTATAGGATATAACCTTAGGTTATAGACTATAGGTTCTTAGGAAAGGGAAAGGAAAAGAAACAGAACTACTGATTATGACCCTCGTTTATGCCTTAGGTTATATCCTAAGGTTACAGAGGGGAAAACAGATTATGCCTTTAGGGGCCCTTCTGTTTAAACCTAAGGTTATCCCCTAGGTCTATACTTAAAGTATATCATGAAGAATGGGCCCTTGTCAAGTACTTCAAGAGTAAAACGAAGAAATATTTTCTAAATGGGGAATTTCTGCTAGAAAAATTCAAGGTGTAATTCACCAGGATAACCCCACCCCCAGCCCCCACAGTAGGGGGAGGGGAGGGGGTGTCTCTCGTGGCTATGACTTGATGCTGTCTCTTGCGGTAGTAGCCTGAGGGGTAGACAATGAGGGTGCAATACACCCCTCGAGACAGCCATAGGCTCACTGTTCTCCTCTATTCCACACATACAAGATGTAGTATATCCATTGATACCAGCCACAATCCCTTGTTCTTCTAGGGATACAGGGTGATCAAGCACCAGGCTGGTCTCTCCCAGCTCATCACCAGCCCATCTCTTCTCTTCTCACCCACAGTATCCTCACATCCATAGTCAGCTACCAGGGTAGCGCCCTGCTGCTGTAGCCTCATCAGCAGCCTTCCCTGCCCATCCTAGATGCCATTGAGAGTGAGGCTATGGGCGATGCCTCACTCGCTCCTTCGCATTCTCCTTCGGCCTTACGGCCTCGGCGCTCAGTCGACTCGTTTGGCCGGGCCACCAATGAACAGAGCCAAAAGAAATAGCCTGAAGTCTATTCCTTTTGTCTCTGCCCTTCGGGTTGGTGTCCCTATCGCAGAATGCTGAGAGAGTGTGAATCACGACTCCGGTCCACTCTGCTCGCTTTGCTAGCTGACGGGCAGCCAGTGTTGCCGCATCTTCCGCATCCGTTGTCTCCTGTCACCAGCACTTATCTATGCCGCCGTCTGCCTTTATGTTGGACTAAACCACAGCCTCATCTCTATCAACAACGAGCTCTCCCTTCTGCGCCTCTCGGGGTAATGCCCAGCGTTGTCGCTCGTAGTTGACAGAGTCTCTTGTGGCTGTGGTTCTTAACGTCCAACGGCAGACGACGACATAGATAAGTAAAGAGCTGCCGACCTAGGTTCCAAGGGAATGCGGAAGATCCGACGGTAGCACTGCTGCGCTGGACAGTACGCAAATCGACCAGAGTGGACCGGCAGAGTCATCGAGATCCCCCCTTGGGAAAGGCGGGGAGTGAGGACTCATAACAAACTTGATTAGTGAAACATCGCCGGTAGGGCAACGGCTCGCCTACCCACTAATCACATTCGCTTCCTATCACAAATTCACACATACACGGAGATCAACAATGACCATTCTCGACTGGTTCGCACTCGACATCGTCTTCCTCATTGCTCTCGCACTCACGGAGATGTGATGTCACCTGAGTCCTTCACATCAGTAATGGTAGCATCATCACTCATCATCGCACTCGTTAGTTACATGCTAATCCAACAGGAGAACAGACCATGAACGCTACACACTACTTCCCTTCCTATCACAACCGCCCTGGTTATCAAAAAATTAACCATCATGCCGAGAATTGGAAACAGCGGCGGTATCGCGTATTGCAGTCCTCTCTCGCGACTCTTCTGGAGTTACAGGAGAAAACCGAAGTTCAGTCAGCATGGGTCGCTTACGCTCGCTCAATCGAGCAAATCAGAAATGAACTCTCGGCTCTCACAGTCCGTTCGTGAGCCGACAAGCCCCTTCCGTCCCAGCTTCGGCTTCGCCTACAGCCGGGTCCCTCGAGAAGGCGCTTGCGCCTCCCGATCCGGCTGTGAGGGCCTGTAGGGGTTATCAAGGAAAAGTATCTACCGATAACAGGAAACAACAAAAGGAATCACATCATGGCTACCAAGAAATCCACCAAGGTCGACTCTCTCCTCGTTCGTGGCCTCATGGACGCCTTCCACCCGCTGATTGCAGCTCTCGATGATCAGATGGACAACTTCGGCGTCTTCAAGGAGCAGATGGCTGAAGCCGACATCGGTGTCGAGAAAGCCTCCACGCGAGACAACGGTATTCGCTTCCTTCTCTCTGGGGTTCTCTCCAACCTCTATCGTCAGAACTTCGGCGTGATCACGGTCACCAAGAAGGGTGCTGATGGCAAGGAGATCACCAACACCTACGACAACAATCGCCAGCGTCTCCTGAAGTCGGAGATCGCTTGGAACAAGGCCAAGGAAGAGATCGCCAAGACAGGCACGATCAACGAGGAAGACCTCAAGACGCAACATTGGTTCTACGTCAACGAGGCGCGCTACAATCTGCATATGGACCTGATGGACGCCTTCCAGACGGTCTACATGAACATCTTCAATGAGCCGTGGGAATACACCGGCAAGTCCACCACCAAGTCGGAAGCCAAGCAGGTCAAGCTGTCTCCCGAAGAGCTGGCGCGTATCCTCGGTGAGACCAAGAAAGCCGCTGATCGTTCGGCTTCGCGTATGAATAACCCTGCGACGGAAACCCCGAACAACGGTGTTCGTCGCGTCTGAGGGTTGAGAGACCCCGGCTGTAACCGGGTTGGCAGCTGTCCTGAGCAAGACAGTCTACTAAACTGCTCTCCTTCCTTGGGGCTGTGGGAGTATGCCAAGAAGGAATCCTAAAATGCGTTTCATTATCTGGAAACTATCAGACTACAGAAGATCTTAGTCAAAGCCTTCAGTGCCTGAGCAAGCACTGTGCCAAACTCCCGCGGGATAAGGGCTAACAAAACTGCTCCCTCCTCTTGGTGACCTGAGCAAGTCGTCCCACGCGCCAAGCGTAAAACGAAACTGCTCCCTCCTTTGGCACCTGAGCAAGTGCCCGTCTCACGCACCCTATTGGCTGCAAGGACGAACCAACTGCTCACCCCCATGACCCCGACTCGCGACCCCTGGCTAACGCTAGGGGTCGCTCCTTTCAGGGCCAGGAACATAGGCCGCACGCTTCCTATCATAATTCACCATGAGGCACCCCATGACCAATCGTATGCTCTACGTTCTCGCCATCAGCTGGTTTCTCTACGCCATGATGGTCACATGGTTCTTCTTCCATCCCACCTACCACTGGACGCCCAAAGAGGCCGCACGTGAGCACATCTATGATTTCCCGAGTCATGGGCCGTGACTGTGTAAAGGCTAACAGCGGGCAGTAACTCTGCCTGGACAGGGGTTCGACTCCCCT